ATTGCGGAGGTATTTGATTGCCTTTGCGAAACGCCCGCGTATGAAGTGCTCGCCTGCGATATGTCGCGCGCGCGCGCCATAGCGGTCTCTCGCTCCATGTAGAGCTGAGAATAGACCGATGGTCTGCGCCTGCGCTATGCGACACTCTAATCGCTTTTTGCGGTCTCTTGCGGTTGCCGAAGGGAGCCTCTGGCTGATGAGCCAGTCGCCCGCGGTGCGGAGGCGGCGGGAGTCCACCTTCGCGAGCAGAGCCGCGGCCTCGGCATAGCGGATGCCCGGTTTGCCCTCTTTAGGCGCCGGCATTCGTGCCAAGGCCGTCATGCGGTTCTTGCTCGCGATGGACTCTTGCTGCGTCCGCCGCCGCGTGCGGAGGCTGGCACGTCCGCCAGAAAGGAAGACTTTCGCAGTGATCGCGTTCGCCACGCCCCGTCCACCTCCTCCCTCGCAGAGGCGGCCAGGAGCACGCGTCGTAAGCGTGTAAGCCTTGGCCGTCCGCCCGGCCAGAGCTCTGATGAGCTTTGGCGTGCGGAGGAAGTTTGGACGCAGGCGGCCGAGCGAGATCTCGTACAGGTCGTCTATCACGAGATCGGCTCTTTTGCCATCGATCGATTTAACCCCGCTACATTCTCCGAGCCGATAGAACGGTCGGAAGTCTGCGTGGCCGCGGCGATCGATTGAGCCGAACATCTCACAGAAGACACCGTGCGATCCGAAGAACGACTTTTTGTAGTTGATCTTGATCCCCATCTCGGTGCAGCGCTTCTCGTAGCGCTCCTTGATGGCGGGGGTCCAGAACCCACATAGGTCGTCTCCGTTCACCGCGAAAGACTCCTTCTTGGCTCCGGCATGCAGGGCGGCGTAGTCGTTCATGATCGACATTATCGTCCACGAGGGACCTAGTCCCATCAGGGCGCCACAGGTTATTTTCTCCCATTCTGCCTCCTCTCCAGGGAGGTCGAAGACTTCGGAGTATTCCTCTTGCGCTTCTTTCGTGAGACAAAAGATGTTGTCGGTCACGTACGGCACCGCGTCCAGCATCCAGTCGGGGGCCTTGAGACCCTCGAGCAGGGCCCGCAGCACCGCCGTCGCCGTTTTGCAGCTGATGTGATCAGTCGCCTTCGACCAGTCAGCAGAATAGAGCAGCGCATCCTTGCTTGCAGGGATTAGACGCACCGGCTCATTCCGGAGCTGACTACTATTGGTCCGAATATGGCGAAGTCCATTCAGCAGCACGGCATTCATCGCCCGCGCAGCCAGAACGATATGGCTCTCATGAATCGTCGCAAGTCTCAGTTTTCCGACATGATTCGGAAAGAGACCGATGCGACATCGAGACCATCGTTGCTCGCAGGCACGGCGGCACGCCTCCTTGGCAATTAGAACAGGATGCTCAGCCACTTTGCCGTACTCAAAGGCCGGCGGCCATTTCCAGGTCCGTTGGCCCAGAAGGACGGCGGAGTGATAGTCGAGCTCCTTGCCAGGCGCGGGTCCTCCTTTCCGCTCGAGCAAGTTTCGCCAAAGATCATGCAGAACGCTCCATCGCCGCCAGATGACGTAGGTGCGATTCGTCCACTCCTTGGCGTACCTCTTGGCGACTCCGGTGTTATCCGGATGGTCCAGCCCATGTGGCAGACGGTACGGTTTGTTCCGAACCATAAACCACGAGGCACGATCCCAGATGGAGTTGGGCGTTTGCGGTTCCGTGCGGACGAACTCATCGATGATGGTTCCACGACGTTCCAGGTACTCGACATGCTTATAGAAGCTGTCGGAGAAGACCGGAAGTCTCGG